TATTCAACAGGGAGATTTAGCAGACCAGTTGCTTGACAGAAATAAATTTCCGGCATGGCGAGGTGAAAGAACAAAACTGGTTTATTCATTTCCGGCAAACTTAAAATTATGGCAGGACTATCAGCAGATAAGGGATGCAAGTTTAAGAAACGATGGTGATGGTTCGGAGGCAACGGAATTCTATAAGCTCAATCGGGTGGCTATGGATGAAGGCGCAATTATTGCCTGGCCTCAAAGATACTCACCAGATAAGGGCGAAATAAGCGCAATTCAAAGCGCAATGAATCTGCGGAATGACTATGGTGAGCAGACTTTCGCAAGCGAATATCAAAACGAACCGCTTATAGCAAGTGAATTGGCGGACGCTTTAACGATAGAGCAGTTTGCAAATAAAGCAAACGGAAGGCCCATGTCAGAAGTACCGGTGCAGGCAACTAAATTAACGGCCTTTATAGATGTGCATGACCAGCTTTTATTTTATGCCGTTTGTGCTTGGGAGGATAATTTTACAGGTTTTGTAATCGAATATGGCACTTATCCAGAGCAATCAAGGGCGTACTTTACCTTACAAACAACGAAACGTGGCTTAGGGTTCGTTTACCCTAAGATGGGTGTCGATGGAGCAATACAAGAGGGATTATCGCATTTAGTAGCAAAACTTCTAAGCAGAGATTTTAAGCGCGGCAATGGTCTTATCAGGATTGACCGGCTTCTTGTTGATATGGGATATAAACCCGAAATAGTTGCTGCTGTAAAACATAAATTTGGCGGAGCGACAATGATGCTGTCTAAAGGTAAAGGTATCACGGCTGGCAGTATGCCGATTGCGATGTACAAAAGGAAGATTGGCTGGCAGTTAGGCCATCACTGGTATATTCCGAGCGTATCGCAAACAAGAGAATTTCCTCATGTTACGATGGATGTAAATTACTGGAAGTCATTCATACATAACGGCTTTAAATCAGCACTTGGGGATGTAAGCAGTTTGTCTATTTATGGTGAAAGACATATACACGATTTATTGGCAGATCACGTAGTTAATGCCGAAACATGGACATTAACTCATGGGCAAGGCAGAGATGTTAGAGAATGGAAGTTAAAGCCAAGTAAGCCTGATAACCACTGGTTTGACTGTATTATTGGCTGTGCTGTCGGCGCATCGATGCTCGGAGCTAAGGTTTTCGGGCAGGAAACAAGAATTAAGCCAAAACGGGAGCGCATTAGTTTGGCAGAATTGCAAAGAGCAAGGAGGCAGGCATGAGCGATGATAAACAGGTAAGTATCGGGCTTGAATGCAGAAACTGCGGATGCAGACATTTCTATGTTGATGGAACTCGCGCTGCAAAAAATCAAATCATCCGGTACAGGCTTTGCAGAAATTGCGGAAAGAGACATACAACAGTAGAGAGAATAGTATCAAGTGAACAAGATAAAGTTTCCATATATGGAAAGAAAAACAGCTAAAAGCTAAAGATTGCTACATAATGCTTGATGTTTAAAAAATGTTTATTTAAATGCCAAGTATATGGCAAATGAAATTGACATTTTGACAAACGCTCAAGCACCCGCAAAGGTTACAACCGATGCCGGTTCAGTAGAGCAGCATTCCATAGCTGACCAGATTATGGCTGACAAGTATGCAAAAAGCAGAGAGGCTGCCAAAGCAAAAGGTCTTGGATTTAAAACAGTAAAGTTAGCTGCATCGGGGGCGGTATAATGTTTGGCTGGTTCAAAAGAAAAAATCTTGCTGTCTCTGCTAATGCACGCAGTTTGAGAATTCCGATTGTGAGGGCAAAATATGATGCTGCGCAAACAACCGCCGACAATGCAAAGCATTGGAGTTTAGCCGATTCATTAAGCGCAGATGCTGGCGCAAATCCGCAGGTCAGGGCAATTATCAGAAAGCGAGCAAGGTATGAAGTAGCAAATAATTCATACGCAAAAGGCATTGTTTTGACGCTTGCAAATGATTGTATCGGCACTGGCCCGCGCCTTCAAATGCAAACTGATTTTGATTTAATCAATGATGCAATCGAAAAAAGGTTTAGTGAATGGGCTGATGAAATCGGCCTTGCGGAAAAACTTATCACTGCGCGAATGGGAAAAGTAACTGATGGCGAGTCAATTATCTTGCTGGTTCGCAATGATGCTCTTGAATCACCCGTAAAGTTGGATGTGCAGTTGGTAGAACCGGAGCAGATGACAACGCCTTGGGAAAAAATTCGGATTGCTCAAAACCAATTGATACAGGTTGATGGGATCGAGTTTGATGAATGGGGCAATCCCAAATGGTATTACATTCTTGATCAGCATCCTTATGGTACAAACATCGCAGCAGCGATTAGTTATAAAACATATAACCCTAAATCCGTTTGTCACTGGTTCAGGGCAGACAGGGCTGGACAGCATCGGGGCGTTTCTGAAATCGCGCCTGCTTTGCCTCTGTTTGCTAATTTGCGAAGATATGCGCTTGCGGTAGTTGCGGCGGCAGAAACAGCGGCAGATTATGCGGCGGTGATTTATACAGATATGCCCGCAGGCGGTGAAGCCGCAGAATGCAATCCGATGGAAGCTGTTGAACTTGAAAAGCGAAGCGCAACAGTTTTGCCGGATGGCTGGAAACTTGGCCAAGTTGATGCAATGCAGCCGACAACTACATACTCTGATTATGTGCAGGCTGTTTTAAATGAGATTGCGCGATGTCTGAATATGCCGTTTAACGTAGCCGCCTGTAATTCATCTAAATACAATTACGCAAGCGGCAGGCTTGACCATCAAACATATTATAAATCCAACCGAGTCGAGCAGAAAAGCTGCGAACGTGTAAATCTCAATCCTATTTTCAGGGCATGGCTCGATAGGGCTATACTTATAAGCGATTATTTGCCAATTCAGGCAAGGGCATTGAAGTCATATCCTCACCAGTGGTTTTGGGATGGCCGTGAACATGTTGACCCTTCAAAAGAATCTGCTGCGCAGGCGCAAAGACTTGAAAGTAATACCACTACGCTTGCGGAGGAATATGCAAAAGTAGGCAAGGACTGGCAGAAAGAATTGTTGCAGCGAGCAAAAGAAAAAGCGTTTATGAAAAAAATCGGCCTAACTGAAAAAGAAGCAGCGCCGGTTTCAAATACAAATAAAAATCAAAAGGAACAAGAAGATGCCGAGCAAAAGCAAGCAGCTTAATCTTGTATGGAGCGATAATTTCGTTCTTGACATAACAGCGGTGAAGGCTGGCGATGATTCGCAGAAAAATCGGCGTTTCACTATGTCTGCTTATAGCGGTGGATTGATGCGGGTCAGTGGTTGGAGTTCACCTGTATGCGTTGACCTTAAAGGAATGACAATCACCCAGCAGAGTAAGCCGATATTTTTCGGACACGAGCAAAGCCTTGATAGTCTTATCGGTCAAACCGACAAAATCACAATCAAGTCCGGCGCATTATCCGCAGAGGGTGATGTTATTGGTGTGTCAGAAAAATGCAGACAAGTTATAGCTTTGCATGATGCAGGGTATAAATGGCAGGCAAGTATCGGCGCAAGAGCGGAGGAAATCGAAGTTCTTGCAGAAAATGAAAAAGCCAAAGTTAATGGTCAGGAAATTCAAGGGCCTGCCTGTATTGTCCGCAGGTCAGTTCTTGGAGAAATAAGTTTTGTAATGCTTGGCGCAGATGAGAGTACATCTGCGAGCATAACAGCGCAAGCCGAAATAGATAATCTTTTAATAGACAAGGAGGCAAATATGCCCGAAGTAGAAAACAAAGTGGAGGCCAAAACCTCACAGCCCACGCCGGATACGGCTGAAATCACGGCAAGATATGCGGCTGAACACAAAAGAATCAGCGAAATCGAAAGTATTGAAGGTATCAGCCATGAAATAGCGGCAAAAGCCATTGCGGAAAAATGGACAGTTGATGCAACGAAGCTGGCTGTTATTCAGGCTAACACCCCGAAAGCACCGGCGGTAAAGACAGAACAGCGTCTTAACGCTTCTGTGATTGAAGTTGCCGCCTTGTTAAGCGCCAAGGCCGATGAGAAAATGATACTCAAAGCATACGGCGAGCAGACAACAAACGAAGCCGGTAAGTATCATAAAATCGGCATTATTGATTTGTTCAGGCTTGCCGCAAAGTCAGAAGGTATTGAATTACCGCTTATGATGTCAGATAAAAATACTTTTATCAGGGCTGCATTTTCAACAGTTTCATTGCCGAATATTCTTAGCAACATAGCAAATAAACTTTTGCTTGATGCGTATCTTAATCAGGAAAATTCATGGCGTAAAATCGTAAAGATTGCAAGCGTTAATGATTTTAAAACTCATTCACGTTTCCGCTTAACAGATAATCTTACATTTGTAAAGGTTGGCGCAGATGGTGAATTGAAACATGGCAAACTCAGCGAGCAGGTTTACACCCAGAAAGCAGATACATCGGGCATTATGTTCAGCCTCAATCGTCAGACAATCATTAATGACGATTTGGATGCTTTTGCTGATATTCCGAAAATGCTCGGTATCGGCGCAGCAGATGCAATTTCCGATGCGATTTGGGGCTTGATTCTCTCAAATCCAAATGCGATGTATTCGCTTGCACCGGCAGGATATAAAGCGAATTATGCAGAAGGTGCAGATACAGCTTTGTCTATTGCCGGTTTGACTGCCGCTGATTTAATGTTCCGCAATCAGCAGAAACCAAACGGCAAAC